TCTGCCAGCGTAGTAGCATCGGTAAGGGTATCCTGTACGCCGTTGCTAGTGTATCCAAGTTTTCCGTATGCAAGCACACTGGTTGAATCGGTTGCCGTGTAGGTTTGCAATTCGTATTTGGTTAGTGGCGTGCCGCGCAGTTTGCTTGTTGGCATTACATAACCTGCTGCGCCTGTATTGGTATATTGCACGGTTGCGGCAGTTGCGTTGGTTCTGGTAATGCTTGCGGTAACGTTTGCGGTTAGGTTTGCGCCTGTGCCATCATCGTTTGCAAATACTGTGTAATCGGTTGTGGCTGCTGGAGTAATCAACGCCGTTGCGCCAATGGCAGTGCCTGCCCCGTCTGTAAACCGATACTCAATATCTAATGTGCTTGCGGCTCCAATTGCAGTTGCCGTGCCAAGCGTTGCAACAGTATCGCCCACCGTGCCAACGCTGCGCGGCTGGTATTGCACTTGCACAATATTTGCAACGTCTGCGCCAAACTCATAATCCATTTCGCTATTCTTATCGGTAAGGGTAACGAGGCTTATAACATCTGTTGGAAAATGCAGCCTGCGGTAAAACTGCAACTTGCCATCGCGCTTTTGAAAAAACCTGCCTGCTTCCCTGTCTACCGTTTGCATTATGGCGCTATGCACGCTCGTATTGGCTTCCCAATCGCCTGCAAATGCAAACGTGCTATCGCCTACATCTGCGCTGTAGTAATCGCTTACCGCGCCAAGTATTGTGTTACTGCCTAGTAATGAATTGCCAAGTATCCAAACGCCAATAACCGAGGGCGGCAATATATCACTCTCATCTAAAATTACTGCAATGATTTCGTCTGCGCGTTTGTTTAGTTGAATAGGTATTAAACTTTCTTTCCGCAATGCACGCTCCATCCAACCCGAACAGTTTATAGTGGTTTGCCGTGTGCCGTTGCTATTGCTTGTGGGCGCTATCGAAGCAATCCAGCCTAGCCACATGGTACGCGTAACGCTTGCGTATGTGCTGGTTACCTTTATTGCCCTGCCTGTGGTTAGGTTGCCATAGTATGCGCCGCTTGCGTATTCGGGCGAAAAATCCCTGTTTACATTGTTCACCACAAACGAGGCGGTATTGTCTCGCGCCATTTTATCGAATGGCGCTGCAAACCCTAATTGCCAGTCTGCGCTTATAACCTTTGTGGTTATGTTTGCCGCAAACGTGCCATCGTTTAGTGTGTCTAAATAAAACTTGAATTCTGGTTTAGCCATGTTAATTCAAGCCGAACGTTAGCCCTCTTGCGCGTGCCTCTGCGGTAATTGCATCGTACAGTTGCGAGGCAGTTTGCACGCCATAAATATTCAGCGTGCCAATGCGCAAATTGCCGCCGCTCTGCTGCGACGAACCCAACTGCTTAAAAGTATTGTTGCTAAATACTCTGCCGCTTCCTGCAGGGTCAAACAGTTCGGGTCCGTGTTCGCCAACCAAGTAACCGCCGCCCATTCCCATTGCGCCGCCTGTTGCCCGCCATGCGCCATTACCAATGATTGCGCCGCCTGTTGCGCTTGCACCTTTTTTCCCTTGCCCAACCCCGTAATAACCACCCGCCGCTTTCGCCGCTGTATCTGCCTCTAATGCTACTGTGGCAGGGTACACCTGCCCTGCTTCCCTAAATGTAGCGGCTTGTTCCTCAAATATTTTTACCTGCTTAATTGTTAAAACAATTTCTTTACTCTGCAAACCGTTATAAGATTGCTCAAATAATAGCAACTCTTGCAATGCAAGTTGGGCAGCCTTTTTTGCTTTCTCCATGTCTGGAATAAACCCATTAGTAATATCCTCCCCAATACTTTCTACCATTGCCCTGTGCGCCGTGCTTTGCTCTACGCTTCCATCTATGTAATTTTTAGCAACTAGCGCTTCTATGGTCTCTAGCGCTTGGGCGCTTGTTTCGTCTATCAAACGATTTTTTACCTTGTCGCTAGTTGCAATTCCAAACGCCGCTGCCGTGTCTTGAATATCTTTTATTTCTTGTGCGGTTAGCCCGTCTTTTAGCAAGCGCTCTATTTGCCTGTCAATAATGTTCTCTTTAATAGCCGTTGCTACATAAGTGCGCAACTCCAATTCCTTTAGCCTTGTTTTCTCTAACTCTGCTTGCGCTTCCTTTAGTTTTGTATTGTAAGTAAACTGTTCGGCTGCCGCCAGTTGCACCGCCGTTTTTCCTGTATTGTGCTGCGCGGTTAGTTCGCCTAACTTGGTTGCGCTATCCTTTACATCTAGTGCATGGTCTCGCTGCGCTAAATTGTAATCCGCCAAACTCATTTGGCTATTATCCAAAGATTCCTTTAAGTCAGCTTGCCGCCCTGCTAACTTGCCGCTTGCATCGTCAAATTTCTTTTGGTCGATTTCGCCCTTTGCCAGTGCATCGTTTAGTTCGGTTTGCGAAGCACTTAAGTCTGCCGTGCGCTCGTTGTAGTTATCTATATTGTCTTGGTTTGCAAAACGCTCTTGCAAGTTTGCAAATGAGATTGCGCCGCGCTCCGCTTGGATGTTTGCCCGCTCGATTGCATCTGCATTGTCTACAATGCTGCCCTTGCCTGCCAATAACGCTGCATGGTTTTTGCCGTGCGCTTTGGTTAGGTCATCTATTTTCTTTTGGGCGTTCTTAGCTGCTTCGGCGTTATCCTCGTGCGCTTTTTTGTAGCCTGCGCTTGCGCCGCTTACTACTCCTAAAATTTCTTTATGCAGTTTTATTGCATCTTTATTTTCGTCAATTGCAGTTGTGTTTATATCCAGCGCAGTTGTGCTTGTGTTTACCGCTTCATACAATGCGGTAAACCGCGTTTCGGATTGCTCCATCTCCCGCGCTTGGTTGTTCGCTGCAACTTTAACTAACTCTAGCGCTCTTTCTAAGTCCTCTAATTGGTAAGTTGTTTCTTTATAACCTGTGGTCGCAGTTTCGTTTACTGTAGACTTAACCGCCTCTGCAAATAAGTCTGCCGCTAAATATCCCTTTCCATAAGCATCAACTAAGATAGCAAGCGTATCGGCTTTTTTGTTAACGTGATTTATTGCATCGGCAGCGCTTTGCGAAAAATAAGCAATTATATCTGCGCCTTCTTTCACGGCAGGAATAAAACTTCTACCAACTGCCGTGCCAAGACTTGCCATTGAATCTTTCATTGTGCTTAGTTTGCCGCTTGCAGTGTCGGCTTGCTTTGCCATTAGCCCGCCAAAGTCTCGTTGCATGCTTTCCAACAAAACCTTTACGCCTGTGTTCGCTGGCACTAAACCGTTTTCTACCAGCTTTGCCATTTCACCCGTAGACTTTCCTGCAGCCTCTGCTAAATAGCGCATAGCAGGGATACCGCGTTCTGTCAACTGGTTCAATTCCTGTGTAGAAATTTTGCCCTTAGCCCCCATCTGTCCTAAGGCTAAAGTTATGCCATCTATGGTTGCTTTGCCGCCGCCTAACCCTGCGGCTGCATCGCCTACTGCGCGTAACGTTGGGATTACATCCTCTGCCGCAGTTCCCATTGCCATTAGGCGTTTAGCGGCTGCTTGTATATCTTGGAATTCAAACGGCGTTTTGTCCGCAAACGTTTTCAGGTCATCCAGCATTTTGCCTGCAGCTTCGCCGCTGCCAAGCATGGTTGTGAATGCAATTTTGCTTTGCTCTAATGCGTCGGCTAATTCGAAACTGGCAACGACTGCATCTTTCATTGCACCAACGATTGCCGTTAGCCCTAATTGCAAACCCATTCCAGCAGCAACCGAACCAATCGAAGCCGACAAACTTTTCATTGCATCGGCAGTACCCTTTGCTTTTTTAGCGGTGTCGTCTAGCGGCTTGCTTGCCTCATCTACCGCAACAATGCGCACTTTTATATCAGCCATAATATTTTGCTTCCAATTTTTCTATTTTGCGAACAGTTGCTATTACTTGTGGATTAGAATTTGCCAATTGCACTAGCTGCCCCGTGTGCCTCTGCATCGTAACAAATGCATTGTAAACATTACTTACTGCAGCCATTTTATTTAATAAGCCTGCGGGCTGGTCTAGCAACCCGCCTGCCTCTGGTAATGCGCCCCAACGCTCGGATTGCCAAGCCA